GCTGTTGTCCATCCGGGTAAACCCCCGTTGGGTGTTGCTTATGTGAATCACGTTGTCCATAATCTTTCCCTGTTCACGTTGTGCCGCTGTACCGAAGCCACCCTCGTCCGGTGGCTTTTTTTTTGCCTGCGATACTGGATATCTCCCCAGCCCCACCGGCGTTCTTTGCTGCTCTTTTGCCACTACGTAGACTTGGCTCATCGGTTACGGAGAACCAGCCATGTCAAAATCACTCGGGAAACTCACCCTTCGCAGCGCGGCCAATCGCAATGATCTGCTCGCGGGTTGTCGCGTCAGTGGCACGACGGCCAGTGCGAATACCGGCATGGGCTTGAGCTGCAGGACGGCGGCGCTCGACGAGCCCTTCCGGCTTCGGCTGCTTTTCCTTACCCGCCTTCACAGAGCCAACGGCAGCGCCTGCATCGTTCGGGTAAAGGTCGGGACGCAACTCGTGGCGAGAAATCCCGGTCACCGACTCAATCTGTAAAACCCGCTCAGCTGGAATACGCCCGGTAGCGCACATCCGCTGCACGGCCTGAGGCGAACAGCCAATTGCGCGAGCAAGGGCTGACTGCCCTCCTGCCGCGTCAGCGGCCCGTGTCGCGATGTTTGTTTCCATTGCATATCTCCGGGTTGAATTACAACGCAAAATTACAGGCAAAACGATGCTTTTACAAGCAAGAATTGCAGTGCCAACTACAACCGTCAGTTGTATCGTTCGAGGTATGAATACGACCGGCAAACGCATCGCTATAGCTAGGGAAGAAAAGGGCTGGAACCAGTCCGAGCTTGGCCGCGCCCTGAAGGTGTCACCTCAGTCAGTGCAGGCTTGGGAGTCAGGCAAAAACACGCCACGCCCGAAGAAAATGGCGGAGATCGCCGCAGTTCTCGGCAGGTCTATTGGCTACCTAATGGGCGATATAGACGCTAGCGAGCTGTCAAACGTCGAGCCCGGCCCGCCAATCACCAGCCCTTACCGCGCTATCAAGATCGTTGGCACTGCGCAGATGGGCACCGAGGGTTATTGGTATTCGCTGGATGATGGCGAGGGCTACGTTGATATCCCGTCGAGCGATCCGAACGCCTACGCCCTGCGCCTGCGTGGCGATTCGATGGAGCCTGCGATACACAGCGGCTGGCTGGCTGTAATCGAGCCAGGGCGTTCGTTCGTGCCCGGCGAGTACGTCATGGTGCAGACCGTTGAAGGCGAGAGCATGTTAAAGCGCTTGCTGTATGCCAATGACGACCAAGTGAGCCTGCTATCCGTAAACGTCGCCCACTCGATCCGCAACATCCCCATCGAGCAGATACAGCACATACACGCCGTGGGCGCTATCGTGCCGCCCAGTAAGGTTAGGGTTTAGAACCGCAGGCATGCGCGCAGCCTAACCTGACCTTATGCTTGCATTTCTATTTGACAATGCTTGCTGATTTGCTTGTTAATGCTTGCATCTTAATTTGGAGATGCTTGCATGAGTGACGAAAATACCGGACTTACTGGCAAGGCTAAGGGTGGCGCGGCCAGAGCTAGTGCTCTTTCCCCGCAAGAGCGCAAAGATATAGCCAAGAAGGCTGCAGAAGCTCGCTGGGGAGCGCCTAAAGCAATCTACACGGGCCAATTACTGCTCGGTGACCTGAGCGTTGATTGCGCCGTCCTTCCTGACGGAACTCGAGTGCTTTCGCAGAGGGGCGTAGGCAGGGCCCTAGGACGAGCTCATGGAGGCAGCGACTGGCGGAAGAAAGGGGACGATCCTGCTGGTGGGAAACTGCCATTTTTTATGAACGCAAAAGGGCTTTTACCCTTTATTTCCAATGAGTTACTGGCGCTGGTGACATCTCCTGTCGAGTATCGACAAAGCCAAGGTGGCGGGATTGCGCACGGAATTGCCGCGACTGCGTTGCCGCAGATTTGCGAGGTATGGCTAAAGGCGCGCGATGCAGGCGAGCTGACGAAAGTGCAGCTGCCGGTGGCTGCCAATGCGGAAATCATCATGCGCGGCTTGGCGCACATTGGCATCACAGCGCTTGTAGATGAAGCCACTGGATACCAAGAGGTTCGTGACAAAAAAGCTCTACAGGCGATCCTAGATCAATTCCTGCGCAAAGAATTGGCAGCTTGGGCCAAACGATTCCCTGACGAATTCTACGATCAGATGTTCAGACTGAAAGGATGGCAGCGCAAGGATCTTAGCTCTCCATCCCGCCGCCCAGGCGCGGCGGGAATGTATACGAATGATATTGTGTATGAGCGCCTAGCTCCAGGCATCCTCAAGGAGCTTGAGGAGAGGAATCCAAAAGACGCGAAAGGCAAGCGCAAGGGAAAGCATCACCAGCTGCTGACCGAAGATGTAGGGCACCCGGCGCTAGCCCAGCATCTACATGCACTCATTGCGCTCATGCGCGCCTCGGGGAATTGGGAGCAGTTCATGCTCATGCTCAATACGGCATTCCCAAAAAAGAACGACACGCTTCTACTTGACCTCCAGCCATCCGTTTAGGCTTGGCAGCTAGCGCCCATAAGCCCCGCACCACGCGGGGCTTTTTGTACCTACCGCACTCCTCTCCTACCTTCGTACTAGCCGAAACTTTACATGTGGCAACCGGCCACCATGTTTCCTCTTGCCCGCCGATACCCTCACAATTACTGTGTGGATATCCAGCAGTAAGGAGGATTCACATGCCAGGAACAGCACATGCCAATCACCAAAGCGTTCTATCGACCTATAACCGCCTGGTGCGCCGCGTAAACCTCGTAATCACCACGCCCCGCGCCCAGGTCGAGCGCCAGGCGAACCTAGCCCCTCACCCTGACGACCTGCCCGAAGACTGGGAACGCCTGCTGGACGAGATTCAGCAAACCGATGGCGTAGCCCTCACCCGCCGCCCGGACGGCTCCATACACGTCCGCTGGCTCCGTACAGAGCACTGACACCCTAGCCCGCCACTGAGCGGGCTTTTTTACTGCTGTCTGTTGCAGGCAAACGCAGGGGCTACAACTTTTACGAGAAAAACTACAATTTAGACTTGCTAACTACAATTTCTGGTTGTAACTTAGATCCATCGAAACGCGAGATCAGGAGCAACCCAAATGGACGTTTTCACTCACGGCAACTGGCAAGGGTTTTTCAACCACGGCCTTAGCGAACGCGAAGTGGAATGCACCGTTTTGGCGGCTGGCGGGCTCACCAACAAAGAGATCGCCAAGGCAATGGGCATCGCACCGGACACCGTGAAGAAGCGGATTCAGTGCGCGATGGATCGCCTGGATGTTCACCGCCGCGCTGGCTTGGTAGCCGAGGCAATGCGCAAGGCAATCATCGCCCCGCTGCTGGTCCTGCTGGCCCTCGCTGAGGTAGCCCCGCACCAACAAGTTCAAACCCGTCCAGTCCGCGCCCCGGTCGCTGTAAAGCGCGTCGCCAGGGCAGGACGGGAGATGTCGCAGCCGCTGCTTCAAGTGGCCTGCTGATTCAAGGCGGAGACGCCTGGGCCTAGCCCGAACGCTCTTTAACAATCTGCCGCAACACAAACCGCATTGCCTCGACGGCGACCGGCGCACTGGAAAAGCCATTGAGGGGCTGGAACAGGCGAGGTGCTGACCGAACCGAGCGAATGACCCGAACGGGCAATGCGGCGTAATTCAAGTTTTCACTGGCTGGCCTTGGCGACAGGGCCAGACGGGAAGACAACCGAACCGAACTACTGAGGATTCCTTAGGAGTTCACAGACCCGCCCCATACGCCGTCCAGACGCACCAAGGCAGCAGACGCTGACAAGGGTTAAGCGAGTGGATGAGGTGGAGTTGGTGGCTTAACGAACGGAGATACGGAAATGGCGAAGAAGGCACCGAACACGGCGAAAGCAATCGTCTGGACCGAGCGGTCGCGGGCAGAGATGGAAGGACCGAGCAAGGCGATCTGCTACCACGTGTTCCAGATGATCCCTGCCGATCAGCGAGCCGAGCTGCTGAAAGACATGGCCGAATGGCACGAAAGCGTATCGCAAACCTAACCCATGCCCACCCTCCCCGAGCTGTACCTAATGGCCTCCGTTCTTCTAGCCACCCTGGCTTATGACGTGTGGCTGGGGAGGCAGAGATAAACGAAAGGAGATAGTGCGATGGACGAAATGAAAGCGGCCTTTAAACATTACCGCTACAGAGTTGCAAGCAGATTGCTAGAAGGCGAAACAGACGCTCACTGGGCAAAGGCGTTTAAAGCTGCTGACGAGCTGGTTAGCTACGACAGCTATTGCTCGGGCTGGGAAGCATCCCGCGACGCCCTGACAGCAGCACAGGCCAGAACCCATCAGCACATAGGAGGATGAGATGAGCGAATGGATAAGCGTTGAGACGGAAATGCCTCCAAATGGCGAAGCGGTGATGGTGTGGTGCGTCGGCTGCGAATGCCCTGGCGTGGCATGGTGGCGTGGCAGTGTTCGCGGCTGGATTATCCCAGAGCCTCAGGCGATAGGCGCTGAAAGCATTAGCCACTGGATGCCAATGCCCGCCCCGCCGCAATGATCGCAGCCCGCACCAAGTAACACCCCTCCTACACCCCAGCCCGTCCGGGCACAAATTCCACAGGTGGCCACTGCCTGCCCAGTGAGCATTCCAGCGAGGGCCTAGCCATGTGAATTCCTGCCAGCGCGGGCACGACTAAGGCGCACGGTAAACCAGAAAGCCCGGCCATCACCTAGCGCCGGGCTTTCGCTTTCACCCCAGCACTCACCGCAAAGCCTCCCCTTGTACCTCACTGGCCCTGCGATACAGGACGGGGGCTTTGCAGTGGGTGCCATTCCGCGAGGATTCAGCATGAACGAGCTAATCGAGGCACTGGAGCCGTTCGCCCTTGAGGCGGCGCAGTGGCATCCGCACCACAAAGACCACCTTGAGGTTTTCGTCAGCACCAATCAGGGCGATGCCGGATGGACGAACATCACGGTCGGCGACTTGCGCCGGCTTGCCCGCATTCACGCAGAGCTGGTTAGCCAGCAACGGAGCGCAGCATGAACCAAGACATTCAGAACGCACTACTGGACCTGTTCAGCGTGTGCCTAGAGGTGAACGGCGCCGGCCGGTATCACGCTCACATGAGCTATGCGGCCCACGTCAACAGCGTGACCGTCTACGTCCTTCCCGCGGACACCAATTATCTGGCGCCCGAGCGCGATCACAAGCTGAGCGAGGACGTTTACATCTGCCGCAACATGGGCGGCAAGCCGAAGGCAGTCGTGGCGAACCTGAACGATCTAGCCGGCCGGGTGAACGAGTTTCTGCTACCGGCACACGAGGAGGCGGCATGAGCAACCCCACACGGTACGACCTGCGCGTCACGGATGACGGCGCCGGCCTCTACGCCACAGACGAGCCGAACACGAACGGCATGCAGTATGTAATGGCGAACTCTTACGAAGCCCTTCTCGCTGAGCGGGATCGGCTGAAGGAGGCGCTGGCAGCAATGCTTGAAATTCACGGCGTAACGCAGCGCTTCGCAGACACCCATATCGAAATACCTCAGTCGTGGGTAGATGTTTCTGACTTTGCCCGCGCCGCCCTGCAAGGAGAGCAGCCATGACCAAGGACGTTTTCAACAAAGGGCCGGTGATCATTGAAGTTCTTCGCCTTGAAGGTGGCGAGGATCCATTCATATGCGCAATCAACGGGCGCATAGCACTTGATCCTCTCTGCGAAATTGAGGAGCAGCTCAGGGATGAAGAAGAGTTTAGCCACGGCGAGGGGCTGTACCTGTACGAGGCCCGTTACTACTCCGGGCAGTTCGGCGAATACGGCATGTGCGAAATAGCGCCCGGATGGGAGCTGACGCTGCTTGAGCATAACGCTGACTGGATGACGCCAGTTGAAGGAGAGCAGCCATGAACGCCGTAACCGAACTCGCCGGAGCCTTCGGGCTGCTAGGCGTTGCCAGCTTCCTAGCCTACTTGGCCCATGTCGGCCTGTTGGGGGGTGTGTGATGGATGACCGCGAACTGTTGGAGCTTTCGGCAAAAGCGGCTGGCGAGGACGTTGAGTGGCATGACGTCGGCAGTTGCTTCTATCGGAAGTCTTGCAACTGGCCAGCAGAGAAAGGCTTCTTCAACCCTCTGCATGACGATGGCGAAGCGCTGCGGCTGGCTGCCGGTCTATGTCTGAATGTTCTGTCTTCAGAGGCTTGCGTTGTTGTAGAAGACGAAAAAGGCGTCGAGTGCATAGAGTATTTCTACGGGCCAGAGGACTACACGTCAGGCTGGCGCCGCGCGATCGTAAGAGCGGCAGCCAGTATTGGAGAGGCGCTATGCCGTACGTAAAGGGGGTCAGGGGCGCAGTTCCAGAGGACTTAACCGGACGTGTTTTCGAACGACTTACCGTGGTGGAGAGAAGCCACTTACGGCAGGGCAGGCCGCGCTGGGTGTGTCGCTGCACATGCGGAGCCTTAAAGTCAGTTGCGGCCTGTGAGTTGAAGGCCGGCAAGACCAAAAGCTGCGGCTGCCTCAACGAGGAGTCTAGAAGGGCTAAGGCGGTGCGACATGGTTTCAATCGGACAGCAACCTATGTGTGCTGGTCGAACATGCTTGCGCGCTGCGGGAATGTGAATCGGCCTGACTTCAAAAACTACGGAGGTCGGGGGATAACAGTCTGCGAGAGATGGCATGAGTTTCAGAACTTCCTAGCGGATATGGGCGAAAAGCCTCGCGGCCTGAGCATAGATCGCATCGACAATGATGGGAACTACGAGCCGGACAATTGCCGCTGGGCAACAGCATCAGAGCAGCGCCGCAATCAGCGACCCGTCCGCGCCGCAGCAGAGATCGGGAGGGCCATGTGATGGCTAGCCCACGCCAACGAGCCCTCCGCTACGCATGGTGGCGCGGCTTTCTACTGACGCTGGCCGGTATATCCGGCTGGTTCTATCTGAGCGGACTTGCAGGAGTGATAGCGCCGTGACAACTCAAGCCCTCCCCCTCGACCCCTACGAACACGACGACACCCCCACAGGCCACAGCTATGCGGCTGCGTGGATTGCGCTGATCGGCTTCTTCGCCCTGGACCTGCTGATAGCGGTTCAGATCGGCGCGCTGAATCACTTCTTCGGAGTTTGAACATGAATAACAACATGCGGATCTGGAGCGCCGTCGACAAGACCGACACCAGGTACACCAAGGACGCGAAGGTAGGCGGTCAGCAGATCACCAGCCTGAACGGCACGGCCATGATTATGAAGGCCACCGAGATATTCGGCCCGGTCGGTATCGGATTCGGTTGGACGGTAGCAGAAGAGCGCTTCGACAAGGGCGCTGAGATCTTCTCGGGCGAAGGCGATAAGCGCGTCAGCCTTGGCTTCGAACTCAACCACACCATCAAGATTCTGTTCTGGTTCACCCAGGATGGACAGCGCGGCGAGATCGAGCAGTACGGCTGCACGCCGTATCTCTACAAGTCGAAGTACGGATGCACCACCGATGGCGAGGCGCCAAAGAAATCGCTCACTGACGCCATCAAGAAAGCGCTCTCCATGCTCGGGTTCAACGCCGACGTGTTCCTTGGCATGTTCGAGGACCACGACTACAGGGCGGAGCGCGAGGCGGAAGCCCAGCTTGAGCAGGCAGAGAACAAGGAAGCCGAGGCCGCACGCCAGCAACAGGACCGTCTGGATTGGCTCAAGGCATCAGTCGAAACCATGGCCCGCGCCGCCACCATGAACGAGCTGAGCAAACTCCACGCCTCTTACGTCCGCAGCGCCAGCCGACGCAACGAACAGAACTTCGTCAAGCGGCTGGCTATGGCCTTCGAGGAACGCAAAGCCCAGCTTGAGCAGAAGGAGGCCGCATGACCGCCCTTTACGAAATCACCGGCCAGCTCAAGGAGCTGGCACTGCTGCAGGAGACGGCCGACGAGGACATGGCCGTCGCCATCCGCGACACACTGCAAGGCATTGAAGCCGAGTTCAACGACAAGGCGCTCGCCGTCTCGCACGTCATCCTCAACTTCGACGCCGACGTAGCCGCGCTGGATAAGGAAATCGACCGGCTACAGGAGCGCAAGCGTCTCGTGACCAACCGCCAGCGCGAGATCAAGGAATACCTGCGCGAGAACATGGAAGCGGCTGGCATGACGAAGATCAGCTGCCCGCTCTTCACCATCACCCTCGCCAAAGGCCGCGAATCGGTTGTGGTGGACGACGAGAACTCGATCCCTGACGAGCTGATGAAGGTCAGGACCGAGATCTCGCCAGACAAGACTGCAATCTCCGCCAAGATCAAGGCTGGAGAGGAAGTGCCCGGTGCGCGCCTGGAGCGCGGCCAATCATCCATCCGCATCAAGTAAGGAGCCAGAATGGCCAAGCTCAAATACGACGTAGTAGCCACCGTCGGCAAATACGAGAAGAACGGCGAAACCAAGTACATCAGCCGTAAGGTCGGAGCGGTCATTCAGACCGACAAGGGTTTCCGCATGAAGATGGATGCCTTCTTCAATCCGGCCGGCTGCAAGGTCGACGAGGACGGCTCGATCTGGCTGGCACTGTTCGAGCCGCGCGACGATCAGCAACAGCCGCACCCTCAAGCACAGGCCGCTCGCCAACCAGCACCCCGCCAGCAAGCGCCGGCAGATGATTTCGACCAAGAAATTCCGTTCTGACCCACCCGGGCGCCCCTCGGCGCCCTCCTCCCCGGACAATAACCATGCAAGACTACCGATACGACCGCGTTAACTCGCTGGCGTCGCACGAGGCTGCGCGCCAAGAAATCGCCCGCAAGATGGCCGCATTCGAGGCCCAGCACGGCCCGATTGAAACCACGCCGATCCTGACCACTGACAAGCGCATTCCATACCGGATCAGCTGCCCAGAGCGGAAGCAGCAGCGCCTGAGCGACGAGGCAGTGAAGGTCCGCTCACGCGCCAAGGTAAACGATGAGCGCCAGCAGGTACACGCACGCAACATTGAGCGGATCCAGGCGCTAGCAAACTGCCAGTTGAACACAAAGGAAATAGCCAAGCGCACCGGCTTGTCCGCGTCGACTGTCAGCAAAATCATCCGGGAGATTCGAGATGCGAAGCACGCTACCTCGAGCCAGGTTTGAGAAAGTCAGCCGCGCCATTCTCAGGCAGTTCCGGGTATCGGTCGTCAACATCGACCCGGAAGGCCGGCAAGGACTGGTCGACTGGAGAACCTGCAAGAACATCGCGCCAAGCCACAAGATCGCTGAAGCGGTCTGCGATATCTCTCACCGCTGGGTCATTTACATCGGCGCGTTCTGCATCGATGACCAAGGCAACCGCTACATGAAGTCGACCGAGATAGCGCCGGACGGGATTTACCGATCGGACAGCCTGGCTGAGGTGCTTGAGCACTGTTACCGGGAGGGGAGCTGGTCGCAGGATGCAACCCGCGCCACCTGATCGGCTCCGGCTGGATCGCAGTACCGGGCGGTAAGGGCCTGGACGAGGACCAAGCCTATCGCGTGTTCGATGCGTGCGGCGCATGGCCTCAGAGGCGAGCCGCAGCGTGAACCGTCCAACCTACTGTCGCACAAGCGGCCAGCTCATCGGCTTATGCACCTGTTATCGCTGCAAGCCGCCCAAGGAGAAAGAACAGTGATCGAACAAATCAAAAGCTTATGCGTCTTGGTGCTCCTGCTCATATCCATCGCCTACTTCGGGGTTGCCCTGTACGGCCAGATCGCCGGCAACAGTCCGGGGGCTTACTACAGCGAAGAGATTGATGCCACATGCGTGACTGATCGCGACTTTGGATTGATGGCTATGTCATGCCTGCCCGGCGACCGATTCAACTTAAGGGCGGAGAAAGAGCAATGAACGAGACACTGAAGGCAGCAGGACACATCGGCGCTGAGCTGGGGGCCGCGATGGCGGAGATTGAGGCTTTGCGCGAGCAGGTCAAGGTTCTGCAATCCGACGCGAACAGCTGGCAGTCGGGCTATGACAAGGGCCGGATTGACGGCGCCAGGCATCGGAAGAGTGAGGTTGAGCGGTTGCGCGAGGAGCTTCGCAAGATCGCCAACCTCCCAATGGACCGATGCAGCACTGAGAATGACTACCGTCTTTCTGGCGCTAAGGCAATGGCTCTTGCAGCCATATCCAAGCAGCCCGAGCCAACCGACACCTTCACCGCCGTCGACATGGCCACAGCCGCAGCGCAGGGGTTCAGGGATGGGCAGGCGGCAGTAGAGCCAGCCCCGGTGCAGGATGAGCGGGAGTACCCGCACGAGGCAATGGATAAGCTGGCCGCCGATAGATACCGCGTTAGCGCGGCAGGTGCCGGCCCCCTTAGCCGCTACTCTGTGCGAGCCGGAGACGGAGAGCAGGAGCTGTACCGTGGCAGCAAATCAGACTGCGAGCACGTCGCGCGGAAACTGGCTGGCGCGTTTCTTGATGGCGGGTTCGCTGCGTTTGAACTCTACGCAGCCCCCATCGCGCAGACCGCCCCGCAAGGGTTGCGCATCGTCTTCGATGGCCCGCCAGGACCAGAGGCCGGACGGTTCGTCGAAGTCGAGAACGCAGCAGGCAGTTCGGTGAATTCCGGCGAGTGGCGAGAGCGCGCCGACGGGCTATGGGAGCTGGTACTGAACGGACCTGCCCCGCAGCCGGAGCAGAGTGGGCTTGATCCTCATGCGATAGCTCAACAGGTGCGCGAGGCATTGGATCGTCAGGCTTGCCCGAACGCGTGGATGGTCATCGCATATGAAGCGACCGTCGCAGCCCTTTCCGCAACACCCAGCCCCGCCATGGATGCGAAGGAGGAGTGAATGGCTGAAATCATAGCGGGCGCCATATTCACCGCGCTGGCCGTGCTGCTATGGCCGTTGCCGTTCTGGCGATTCTTCTGCGCTCAATGGCTAATCGTCGGCTTCGCCTATGCACTTGCACTGACCCACACCCCCTAACCCCGCATCACCCACCCCAACCTATAACAGCCTGCCGGCGAGAGTCGGCGGGGAGGTAGAGACATGTTCGCTGAATCTGAAATGACGGAGATCATGCGCAAAGCCAACGAGGCGGAAACAGCGTATCGCCTTGAGCAATCACGGAAGCTCGACGAGGCCTTGGCCTACGTGTCGACGCTTGTCAGCCCGCGCAAGCTGCAGCACATCAAGGAGTACATCGCAGAGTCCGAGATCACCAGCGACTTTGAGATAACCGAAGCCCACGGCGGCCACAAGGAAGACTGCATTGGCTATGCGTTCCGATACGCCTACATCGACCAGCGAAACGGATATCTCGGCGACGACTGCAGCGGGGAAATCTGGATTCCGCTGCCAAAAGGCAAGTTCCTGAAATTCCACTTCGCGATGTAGTCGCAGCAGGAGATAGACATGCAGCACACAGACAAGGCCGTGGCCGAGTTCGAAGCATGGTGGGACCGCCAGCCGTTCAACAGGCTATTCGAGGACGTGAAAGATCAGATGCGGAATGTATGGGTGGCGTCGCGGCGGGAGTTGGTCGTGACCATCGAGCCGGGCGACTGCTTCAGCCCGAACGACTGCGGTGACCTGGCCATATGGCGTGATGATGCGAAACGCTTGCTCGAAGCAGCCGGCGTAACGGTGAGGGGGTGAGGGATGGGCGCACGAGAGAAGCCAGAGCCAATTGAAGGCCAGCAGGTCGACAAGGTTTACGAGAGGAAGTTGGCCGAACTGATCGGCACGACGCCGAAGGCCTTGGAGCGGAAGCGTCAGCGCGGAGTGTTGCCGCCTGGCGTATGGGAGAAGATCGACGGCTGTATCATGTACAGCCTGGAGAGGTACAACGAATGGGCAGAAAGTCAGTGGGGCTCCCCCAAGGCGTCGAGATCGCCGGGGGCTCCGTCCGCATCCGCTTCACATGGAAGAAAGAGCGACGTTGCGAAACGCTCCCCTATCCTCAAACGCCCAAGGGATTTGCAGCAGCAGCCGGTTTACGAGCTCAGGTAACGCAGCTGATCAAGCTCGGTATGCTCACGGACGACAAGTATGCCGAGCTGTTCCCATCCTCCCGCTACACCCTGGCACGCATCACCCCGACCTTTGGGCACTTCGCGCAGCTCTGGCTGGACAGCCGGCAGATCGTGTTCAACACCCGCCGCAACTACCTGCGAGTCCTCAATAAATACTGGATGCCTCACTGGGCCACGAAGCGCCTGGACGAGATCCTTCCGGTAGATGTTCGGGTTCTGATGACCAAGATCGAATGGAACTCGGCAACCGACCGGAACGCCGCGGTACAGGCAGCAAAGGCAATCTTCGAGGCGGCGACCAAAGACGGCATCATTGCCGAGAACCCGATGCGCTCAGTTGAGAAGGCCAGGGAGGCCGAGCGCGACATTGACCCATTCACCCCGGCTGAGCGTGACGCCATCCTGGCCGACCTGTACGGGCGCCTGACGGGCATTCGCCGGAGTTACGCATCCTTCTTCAAGCTGGCGTTCTACACCGGGCTGCGGACAGGTGAGCAGCTTTCGTTGCGCTGGTCAGACGTGGACCTTCCCGCTCGGACGATTCGCATCCGGTCGACGCTCGAGAAAGGCAAGGCGCGGGACAACACGAAGACCAAGCGCATTCGCAAGGTGCTATTGGTGGATCAGGCCATCGAGGCGCTGGAAGAAATGGCCGAGCTCACTCGCGACTGGAATGAGTTCGTGTTTGCGCCCACCAGCGGCGCGAAAGGCAACATCAGCAACGTGGTCAGCACGGCCTATCATCTGAAGCAGTCGATGAAGCGGCTGGGCATTCGCCCGCGTCGGCAGTACGATACGCGGCACACCTACGCGACGGTTTGCCTGTCCGCTGGCATAGCTCCGGCCTTCATCGCGCAGCAGCTTGGCAACAGTATCGAAACGCTGCTGAAGCACTACGCCAAGTGGATCTCTTCCAGTGCCGACTGGGCCGAACTGGACAAGCTGAAAAACAGCTAA